TGAGGCAAAATCAATATCGGCACCAAATATTTTAGTGGTAAAATTTAAAGACTCACATCTAATTAATGGTGAATTTAAAACAGTATCCACATTTACTGTTTTAAAATTATTGATCGCACTACCTTCATTTAAAGAATTTTTAACGTTAATACCATTTGTCAAACTTAAAGCATTTCTAAGAGTTACTCCAATTTTTGAAGTCAATCCACTAACATTTGATACTGCTGCTCTATTAACTACTCCAAAAATATTTGATACTCCAGTGACTTGTAGAGTGATTGGATTGAGTCCAGGACCAATCATGCAGTTTGCAACAGGTAATTGTGGACCACCAGCACCAATCCAAACAGGTCCATTTAATACGGCTGATCCAGGTATGGATGGAACTGCAGGTAAAAATGAATAATCTAATGGACCAACAACGAGTTTGTCGCCAATATATTTAACTGGTTCTTGCGGCATAATTTAACCTCCAGTACACTTGGAAATCCAATCTTTAAATTTCTGTGAAATTTTTAATAATTGTGTCAATATAGATCCTTCATTATCTTCAGATCCAGATGTAGCACTATTTTGTATTTCCCCACGACTATCTACCGCTAAAGCTCCAGTAGAAGCACTGTTACTCATTACAGTATTTGACATCGATCCTTTAAAATTTTGAACAGGAGCATTTACTGCAAAATGTTTTGCTGATGTTATCGTAACTTCTCCGGAACCATCTTGAGCTACCAATCTTATATTCTTTGCTCTTATTATAACTTCTCCATTTAGAGCTTCGATGAGGATGTTACCATTATCTGCTCTAATAATTTTTGCTGGTTCATTTTCTTGAACATCTTCTCCACACAATTCATATGATGTTTTCCAACAATGATCAAATTTGTTTCCTTCTTGTGTGTACTCAAATCCCTGACCATAATCAGTATATACTGCATAATCTATTGGTTTACCTGCAGCATCAGTGGTTCCAGATTTTACAACATATCCTGGTTTTTTATCATAAAACTCTTTAGGTTGGTCGGTCATACGCACTGTACCACGCTTATAATTGTTGTTCCAATTCCAACTCTTGCACTAATATTAGGACTATCAGTGACAAACTGTGGAACATAACTTATCACAGGATAAAGAATAGCTCCTTCCCCCTGAGTAGTATTTATCACCACATCAGGATACTCCCTAAATTCTTCAATACAATTAACGCCTTCTATTGCAATGATAGATCCATTGGAAGATACTACTGGAATGTAGATACACCCTCCAACAAAAATTGTGTCTCCAGACGTATATCCAGTTCCAGGAGAATCTATAGCGATAGCAGTCACTATACCTACAGTTGCTGTAGATATTCCAGGAAGCACTCTATTAGGATCTGGAACTGTAGTTCCTATGCCTATTCCAGCAGTAGAACCTATACCAGACAGATTATTTAAATTGGTTTGACAATATCCGATTCCCCTTTGAACTAGATAAATTGACTCCAGTTCTCCACTTGAATTTATTGTAGATCTCGCTACTGCACCTGTACCATATCTAGTATTATCTTGGACTGTGATACTTGGAGAAGTTGTATAACCACGTCCACGATTAGTAATTTGAATAGTTAATATTGATCCATCTAATGTAGAAACTACTGCTTGAGCTGCAGCTCCTACTCCGTCTCCATTAATAATAATTTCTGGAGGTATACATCTAGGATATGTAACTCCTATTGGTGTTCTGGGAGCATCACTTTGAGTTTGTGGATTGATAATTATTTGTCTACAATTTCTAAATGGAGTATCAGATGATCCAAACATGGATAAAAATCCCAAAGCAACGTCAATCTCATCGTCAAGACCACCAAGAATATCAATGTTGTCTAAGGTTCTTTTCCATTCATCTGAATTTGGTAAGGTAACGCCAGCAAAAGGATCCCATGACGTAACGTTTTGACATGCTAATGCATCACAACTTAAGAAACTAAGTATTTGTGATATAAAGTCTAATCCTTGTCTTATAGCCCCAGCAATTGATCCTAATCCATTTGCTAACCAATCTAAACCAGAGACGACCGTACCTAAAGCACCATCAATCATATCAGAAAGTTTGGCGATCAAGGTTGCAATAGTTTCTTCAGCAGCACATGTGGGAATATTTGGAGATCTTCCAATCAATCCATTTAATAGACCCATAATAAAATCTAAAAGTGGACCAAATAATTTCTCAAATAAACAAAAAATAATGTTTAATATATTTTTTGTAGCTTCTGATACTGGAAGTTTGATTGAAGATGGTAATGTGATACCTAATATTTTAAATAAACAACCAACCAAATTAAAAAGATTATCTCTAACTCCATTGATAATAAATTTTACTACAGAAGCAATTAGTCTAGCTACTTTTCTAATCGCTTTTCTTATATCAACAACTTTGTTTCTTAGTGGATCTATAAAACCATACGCAGTTGATTCTAGACTATTAATAAATTTAATAAAATTTTGAAGAGTTGCTGTGATTTGATCGATAATATTATTTGAACACCCATTATCTCCCTTTGCGGGAGGTTGTTTATCAAATGCATTAAGAAAAGTTAATTCTCCTTTATCTTTATAGAATAAAGTATCCGGATTTGCAGTTCCTATACCACTTAAACCATAATTTGCTCCAGCATTTGAACTTTGATTTGTGCTGAGTGGAACAAAACCTGCACTTAAATCTAAACTTCCTGGTTCCGCAGTTCCAAAACTAGGATTACTAAACATAGTAACCTGTGGACCAGTACCAAATGATGTGGGTGTTGTGTTTAATGGTGCAGGTGGTTGTTGTTTTTGTCTAGTAGCTTGCGCTCCATTTTTAAAAGGCCCTTTAAATCCTGTAAAAGGATCAAAAGGATTTGGATTATCTATATTTACTACTGCGGGAGTTCTATGAAAACATCCCATGACAACTGGTTGTTGGGCTTCATCCCCATCTAAGAAAAATCCAACAACAGATTCCCCACCAACAAGCATTGGGGTTTTTCCGAATCCACCTTGACCCGGAGCTCCATCAGCAGCACTTGTCAACACATGAGCCCAAGGAAGATCTGCATCTGGTAATTCATTTCTACTAAAACTATGATATCCGACAATTCTTACCTTACATCTATAAGCCCATCCATTTTGGTTAGCTTCTCCACTGGAATTTGTTAAACGTGTTTTTTCATTACGCCAAACAGATGGGTCAGCAACTTGTCCGATCCACCAAATAAATCCATCTTTTCCAGCAAAATTAGATTTTAATAAGGATTCTTCAATCATCAGTCTTCGTAAATTTTACATTCAGCTGCACCGGGATGTGTATCACAATAAAGTTCCAATGGTGTTGGATCATGGTCATCTTCTGGATGATTAACTTTATAAGCCTCTAAGGCTTCTAATTCTTCTTGAGTATGTCTTCTCGCTTGTGGAGAAGTAACTGGATTGTCTAGGATTTCTTTATCCTTTGCAATATGTTCGTCGATGTTTTTCATTGGTTAGCACCGTATAATCCGTAAGAGTCTCTAACAAGTTTTAGAGAAGTTACCATCTGTCCGCTTTCAAAATGGTGTCTTAATTCTTTTATAAGATAATTTCCACTTTGTTCCTCATCTACTTCACCAGATTTAGATGCATCAACTTTTTGAAATTGTGCATATATTAAACCACCAGCTCTTAGATTGACATTCAATGGTACTACCATATTTAGTGACTGTGTGAACAGTAAATTATATCTTGCAAATGACTTTGCCATGTCAACAGGATCTCTTCCCGATTCTATCGTAGCTCCACTACTATTGACAACTCCGACATCACTTGTCCTAACTAAAATTCTTGAAGGTCTGTTCCCAAATTCTTGTGGGTAATTTAATCTACCTTCTCCTCCCAATTTTGATTGTATTTCTTCATTAAGTTTATATGTAATGCCATCAATCCTATTTTTATAGATGTCATAAAAATATGTTACATTGGAGTACATTCCGACTCTCAAAGATTTCATTAAGTCTATATTTTTTTCAAAGGCATAATTTAAAATAGTAAAGTTATTAGTATCAGAGTTTTCTGTTACAGCTTGAGTATAAGTATATTTTGGTATGTTTTCTCTTTGAGTGCTTCCCACCTGACTTCTAGTTGAAGCAACCAAACTATCAATACTTCTAAAGTTGAATCCATCTTTAGTTTCATAAAATAAAAATCCACTAACTCCTTTACCTTTAGTTCCATTTTTCCCAGAACTGCCAGTAGAAGGAATTCCTTTTGGACCAAGCCAAGTCAATACGGTAAATGGTTTTTTTAACGTACCAATAAATGAAAACGAATTTGAAGTTCTTTCTATATTTTCTGATTTATATTTGTTTGTTAGTAAAACGTCTTTGAGAATTGAAGTAACGTGTTCATTAATTGGTCTTAGTGAATATTTTTTTTGCACTCTTGAAGTTTCATTTGTTAGTCCTTCTCTGGAGACCAAATGTAATGTAAAAATTTCTTTACTAGCATCTGCTACTATTCCACTTACTTTGTAAACATATAAAGAGAATTCTTGATTTAAAGTAAAATCTCCACTGAATGTTTCAACATCAAAAGTTACAACTTCTCCACCACGAATCGGAAGTCCATGAAAAATAGAATATTGAGAAGTTATTTGTAAAGTCATTGTAACACATGGAGACAAAATATCTTCAAAATAATCTGCAAATAATATAGAATTAGTCAGGTCAATCCTTCTAGATCCATCTAAAGATGTTATTTCTACGGATTTATATTTTAGATATGTAATAGAAGGAGTTGACATATTAACTACCAGAAAGATTTGTTAACATAAGAGTTTTAACTACATTATTTAACAATGCACCTCTGGAAGGTCCAGTTGGAATTGTCATTTGTTGACCACCACTTCCCGAAGAAATCACCATAGGTCTCTGTTGACTACCTTGACCTTGAATTATAGGAATCAATACTACTTTGTTTGTTCCTACATCGTATGATGGATATTGTGAGACTTGTTGTGGCATAATCGGTACTACTGTACCAGAACGAACCATGGATTCTAATATTGCAGCATCTTCTTCAGGCCCACCTTGCCCCCTGGCATTAGGAAGAGTTCTTATTGCATCAAGAATTGTTGCAGATGGCATTCCCCTATAGTTCATAGAACCTTTAAATGATTCTGCATTACTATCTCCAATAAATTTTGCATTTGGAAACTCTGTTTTTAAATCTTTGACAGATTTATTGTCCAAGTGAGCAAAAGGATATGCATCTCCTTTACCTTTATACGTTTTGTTTCTTACCTCAGCACCAGAATCAGTTGCGGCTTTTTCTACAGCATCTCCAATTCCTTTGTACTTACTTCCAGATTGTTGTGAAGGTGGAACGACTACTACTCTATATCCTTTAGCTTTTAGTTCTTCAATCGATTTTTTAACATTCGCAGCAGCAGTATTTGCATCGGCATCATTAGTTCCTGACATCAATACTGCTGTTGGAGCATTTGAAGATCCTCCTTGTTTTGGTTTAACCTTTACATTACCACCAAATCTAAAATATCTGTCTGCATCTGCAGTTGGATCTTGAGCTCTTCCATTTCTCCATACTTCAAAATGTAAATGAGGCCCTGTAGATCTACCTGTACTTCCAACATTTCCAACAACTTGTCCTGGTTGGATTTGTTGACCCACTCTAACTTTAATAGAGTTGTCCATTAGGTGGAAATATTTTGTAGTTGTTCCATCTGGATGGTCAATTACTACTGCATTTCCAGCACTTCCTAATGGTCCGGCAACAGCGACTTTTCCGGGTTGAATTACACTTACCGGTTGATAGTCTACTCCAGGACCAGCATAATCGTTTCCTTGGTGCATTCTTCTCCAACGCATTCCAAATCCACTGGTTTTAATTGCTGAACTTGGAAGTTTTCCTCCTTCAGCCATGACATCTTCATACTGACCAGTAACATCACCAGTTCCTTGTTGTTCATCTGGATAATCTGCACCCCACTCAAGATTTTCTTCTTGACCAGTAGCTGCAGCTGCAGCATTCATCATATTTGCAAACCCAGTATAAGCAAATTTTTCAAAATTACTTACGACTTGATCAAATCTACGGGTAACATCAGCAAAAGTAGTTCCAGATGTAGCAGCTAATTCTTTCTGTTTTTTCTCTTGAGATCTCAGACGTTCTCTACTTTTTTCTTTAACAGATTTACCTTCTCCAGTTATAGTTTCATATCCTCTATCGAAAAGATATCCACCTAAGAAGTTACCTGCCATACTTCCGGCAATAGCTCCTAATGGACCCCCAACAGATCCAAGAGCAGCACCAACTATTGATCCAGCAAGAGCACCACCAGCACCTGCGGCAGCTTTACCAACAGATTCTCCTTCTGAAACTCCTTGTGCAAAGTCCAGTCCAGCAAAAACAGCATTTACGATTCCTAAAGCTTTAACTCCACCTAATCTAATTCCCTTTCCCTTTGGTATTGCTTGTCCTGCTTTTGGATTTGGTTTTGGTTTTCCCTTACCACCAAACATATTACCAAGAAATCCACCAACATCTAAAGCTCCACTAAACAAAGAACTTAATAAACTTCCCGGTCTTCCAAAAGTTGAAGCAACGTTCAAAGACTGAAGTGATTTTATTTTTCTTTCTTCAGGTAATTTAATTGACTCTAATCTCTTCGTTTCAATTTCCATAAAGTTCAGGAAATTATTGAAGGATGATCTAGTCGAATTCATAGCCGACTTAGATCTGTTTATGTTTACTATGTTGTTAAATGCACCAACAAGTGGGGAACTGATAGTCATTATCCGTCTACAATGTTATATACGACTTTGGATAATATTGTAAAGAAGTTATCTTCATTAGAAGAAGATAGGAACGGTACTGTAGCTCCACCTTTACTCATCACAGGTGGTAGAGCCATTTGACTTCCAGTTGGTGTGGAATTTGATTGCGGACTTCCCATAACAAGTGGAACAATACTTACATTTGATTGTTGATCCGTTTGTACTGCAGGTTTAGCAACATCTCCTGCAATACCTTTCATCGTTTGTGATTTATCAGTTGAGGCTCTTATTTGTGTTTCTATTTTTGCAGCGTCTTCTCCAGGTCCACCAGTGCCGGCAACTTTTCCTTTTGTTTGAGATAGATATTGATCATAACGTTTTTTAGCCTCACCATAAGATATTTTTCGCATACCTTCCCATGCAACACTACTTCCTGCTTTTTTATAATCGGATTCTGTCATTTGTCTATTGACATCAATTCCAATAGATGTTGCAAATGCTAAAGCCATTTTGTCTTGATTTTGTGGATTATAAAGATCCGTTGGTTTGAGACCTGCGGATTTCATTGCACTCATCATTGTATCTGGTATAAATTGATATCTTCCCATAGCATGAGAATCTGCTCCGTATTTAATTGATCTTCCACCAAACCTTTCAGGAAGTTTGCCGGTCATTAATCTAGATTTCATACCCATATCATAAACTTCTTGTATAGTCATTTGGGTAAGTTCAGGTATTTGTTGGCCACCAACAATTGTATTATAGGTTCCTGCCTCTGTTGATCCAACTGTTGCAAGGAAAGCCTTTTGTTCAGGGGTATCTCCAGAAATTTTTGATAAATCTACAGTTCCTCCACCACCTCCACCACCTGGGCTTCCACCTTTATCTGTAGCTTTTGGAGCAGAAGGTGCTGATGGAGCGGATGGTGCTTTCTGTGGTGCTTGGAAACTTTGTAATGCTTTATCAAAGCGATTCAAAATCTCCATAAATCTATCTAAAAGTGGAGTAGGAATTGAACCCGTAACTCCACTTGTATCTGGCTGAACTTCTCCACCAACATCCATCATTCCACTTACAACTTTACCACCCAAGGCACCTGCACCAGCAACAGCAGTACCCATTCCTATCATTTTTAGTAGATTACCCCTACTTGGTGCAGCTCTTCTTAGTGGTCCTCCAGGAACATTAATATCCAAGTTAAGTCCACCAGCTCCTCCAGAAGCAGTTGGTAGATTGGAGAGTTGTTTTACTATTTTTACAATTGTTGTTCTGACTAAAGCAGCAATTTTAAATGTTTCGGAAAAAACGTTTTGTAATGCTTGTAAATTTTCTCCAAGTCTTTTTATATTTTTTCTATTGCCTAGAAATTGAATATACCCAATTGCTTCTTTATATAAAGAAAGGAAATTTTGGAGAATTTTGTTGGGAGGATTGGAAGTTAAATCTCTTACTTTATCTCTATATTCTCCAAGTTGAGATAAGAATCTATTTTGAATTACTTGTTGTATGGTTTGATTTACGTTTTGCAGTCTGTTTTCTACATTTGATAAGATATTAGTAGACAGAGTATTGATAATTGATCCAAGATCTGGTGCTTTAGGAGCAACCGCTGCAGCTCCTCTTTGAAATCCTACAATTTTATTTGCAGCTGAGGCAACAATTGATGTTCCTAATGATTCACCACCAGAAATAAAATTCATCGCACCAGAGAGTGTTGCCGGTCTTTCGGCAACTGCTACTCTTGGATTGATTGCTGGTTTAATTGCCACGATTTGCTGCCCTAGCTTTTTCGTTTTCTTCTTCAATATGTTGTTTCAATAGAGCGAGATAAATGTCTCGTTCCCAAGGAATCATATTTTCAATCTCAGTCAAAGAGTATTTATGGAACTGCATGAGAGCAAAGTTGATTCTATAATATGACTCCAACTCCATGTGAGCCATACTTAGCCGAAAAAACTTGTTAGACCCTCCAACGTTACAGTATTTTTAGATTTTGTATTTGGATTTGTAACTTCAAAAGTATGTGAAAGTTTAGGCATAGTTTCAAAGAACTTTTCAATTTTCTTGAACTGTTCTGTATTCATACTTTCAATAAACTCAATAAGTTCTTTCTTTGTACAATCTGCAGCAGCCCAAGAATCTTCTGCAGTAAAAATAGATTCGATACAAGAAGAAATAATATCAAAAGATTTTTCAATAGTTGACGTTGATTCTTGAGAAGAGAAATCAAAATTATTCTTAATAAATTGGTCCAAGGATGGATACTTCATTTTAATTACAATTTGATCATCAACTTTAATTTCTGTTGTATGATCTGGATCTTTTTGTACTTTAATTTCATCTACAAATATTTTCACTGGTACTTCTGTTTTTCCATCATCAGAACAAGTTACTATCAGTTCAATTGATTCTGATACTGATTTTGCTCTGATATTTAAGAAAATGTATTCTATGTCAAAGGAAGGAAGATCCTCTACTTTGATTCCTTTGGTTAAAATACAATCCTTGAGTACAGACTTAATTGCAAGAGTAATTTGTTTTACATCTTGACTTTCTAGTGCCAAAATTAAAACTTTCTCTTCTTTTACAAGAAATGGTCTGTACTTTATACTCTTTCCGGAAGATGGCAACTCAAGTTCATAAGTTGGCGTAGCAATTTTAGGTAATGGCATTGATAATTATGTAATCAGTTAAATTTATTTATTGTATTCTTAGAGATGGATTAGTTCCATTTAGATTGAATGGTGGATACTGTGCCTGTGAAGAAGAACCAAAAGTTACATTCGGAACAGATAACAATGGTAATTGGGAATTATTGTTGAATTGCTCTGTAAAAGCATCATCTGAAATTTTTCCTCTACCTTGATGATTTAAAATTACATATCTGTCATATGTAAAATTAACCGTTGTTTTGGTAATTGTACTTCCCTCATATGTAACAGGAAGGGCAGTTAATTGTGTTGGAAATGCATTCATAAAATAATAAGTTAACATGGATGGAGTTCTTTCTACTTCACCCACAGAATTAACATAAACATCTCTTTCAAATTTTGTTATAGCAATAGGTCTTTTATAAGTCTTTGGGTATCTAAATCTAAAGTTTTCCCAAGGGTTATTGATACTATCTAAATATCCTCTTGGATCACCTTCTGGTTTCCTTCCACTCTTGTCATATATTGGATTAATAAAGTTAATCCATTCTTCAAATAAACGAATAATTCCATACTCCGCATCAACATAAAATGTCATTGATACATCTGGAAAATCTCTTTTATTTGGAAATCTTTCAGTAAGTCCTTGTCTGGACCCATATTCTTCCATCAATCCTAGAGTAGTTCCAGGTAAAGATGTTTCATTACACATAAATTCATAACGCAATGAATTTATATTTGCATTAGTACCACTGAAGACTCTAGAACCTAATACTCCACATGTAACCAACCAAGCATTTATATCACTATCAGAATTTGCAGTAGAAATTGTATCTCCAAAGAACAGAGTTATTTTAAATTGACTCGTTACAGATAATTCACCAAATAAATCTTGAACACTAGGTAAACTTCCTCTACCATCATTAGTTCCTCTTGGAAGAGTCATCCTAGTGTAGATTGGATCTACTCTAAATTTGTTATCTGGATAATCTGGCCTAAATCGTTCAGCCATCTATAAATATTTTTTAAGTATCTATAGTATGTATATGAGTTATAAGGGGAAATACCGTCCAGAAAATCCAAAAAAATATCGAGGCGATCCCACAAATATTGTTTATCGTTCTTTGTGGGAACGCAAGTTCATGAGGTATTGTGACTTAAACGAAAATGTAAACCAATGGCAATCTGAAGAATTTTGGATTCCTTATAAATCACCGTTAGATGGAAAAGTTCATAGATACTTTCCAGATTTTTTTGTGAAGTATAAAGATAAAGAAGGAAATACACGAACGGTTGTTATAGAAATTAAACCTAAAAAAGAGGTAGAAATGCCAGAACAAAATCCCAAAAGAAGAACAAAAGCATGGGCATATAAAGTTCAAATGTGGGTAAAAAATCAAGCAAAGTGGAAAGCGGCAAGAGAATATTGTGCAGATCGTAATTATGAATTCCGAATTATGACTGAAGAGGATTTGGGAATATGACTTGGAAAGACGAACCCTATATTGACGGAAAAGGTTTTGGATATGATCTTCTAAAACAATCAGGAAAGAAAAATAGAAGTGGAGATTGGTATTCAGGTCAACTTAGACAATATCTTGGGGAATTAGATCAATTTGACATCAATTTACAAGACACCGGTGGTATTGAAGTTGGAAGAATGTATTTTTTCATTTATGGAGCAAATACACCAAAACTATCTTTTTTTGATAGGCAACCTCTTGCTTACATTACAGAGGTAAATTATAACCAGGGATATTTTATCGGAATAAATTTACATTACTTAGGTAGACAATATCGTGAGGGAATTGCAAAAGGTCTAATAAATAAAGGCAGTACCGTAGGTGTACCTCGTAATACTATTCATCGTTACTTTTTTTCTGGAGTTGGTGGAGGATTTTTAAGAGTTCCCGAAAAAGATTGGCCCTCCGTTTCAATATTACCGACCGAAAAATTTGTTGATATGAGAGGCCAACCTTTCCCTAATCACAAAGTCTGGAGCAAACCTTAAGTGTCATTTAGAACAGTAGGAACAAACACACCAAATAATATATTCATCACTCAACAGGGAATTGATTACGTTCTTCAGTACGATTCTCCTAATGGAGGAGTTCAGATAATTCAAAGAAATGCACCTGCAGGAACTTTACCAATATATCAAAACGGACAATGGAACGCTAGTGCTACGCAAATAGGATTGACCCCACAACAACAGTCTGCGTATCACTCAACAGTACAACAATCAATTTATCAAGCTTACCGAGCAGCCGGAGGAACAGCGCGAGGAGCAGTTCTTCCGCCATTTGCACAACCATCAAATTTCAATAGAGGTCCAGGACAAACATCATCAACTCCAAGTCAAAATCCTTCTTCTTCAAATAATGGTACTGGAAATAGTCTATTATCAAGTATAGGAAACTTCACTGGCACTCTTGCAAATTTAGAAAAAGCTGTAAGTGATTTTTCCGTAAACGGAAGTAAATTTGGAGTTTCTAATGAATCTACTTTGTTCAAGGAAACACTTTTATATCCTTCGGATATGAATATTGAACAACAAGATACTCTACAAATAACAGGATTTCGTTATAGACCTTCAAAAGCAGCTGCTCTTTTTGGAGGTGAACGATCGGCCATTGATTTATTAACTAATGGATTTCAAACTCAATCTAATTTTACTATAGAACAAAAAATTGGATTGGTAATACTTCCAATGCCTAATAAAGTTGCAGATTCTAATAATGTAAGTTGGGGTGAAGATGCAATGAATAACCTTGCAGCCGCAGCTACAGCAGCTACATTAACTCCAGGTGGACTTGCTTCTAGTGCAATAGCTGGTGGGTTATCTAAAGCACTCGGAGGAAGTTTTGGAGCTGGAGTCGTAACTGCCAATGTATTGCGATTATTAGGTTCTGGTGCTGTATCTCCAGAACTTAGTTTGCTCTTAGGTCCTTCTTTTGCGTCAAAAATATTAAAAGCAGGAGGATTTGGAGTAGAAACTGAATCTATTCTTGCAAGAGGTGCAGGAATTATACCTAATTCTAATTTAGAATTACTCTTTA